AGTCTGAAAGGTACTTAGAGGCGCTTGCAGCCAGCGAAGCCTGCAATTCTGCCGGTTTCAACTGTGTATCTACAGCCTCTGCCTGTGCTTTTGTCTGGTTTAGGAGCACTTCAGACTCAAGTTTGGCGTTTTGTAACTGAGCATTCTGCATTTGTAGCTGCTGAACCATCTGTTGAGCCTGCTGTGCCTCTGGATTGGGCTGTGTCATCTGGTCCATCTGAGCAATAATCTGCTCACGGTTGTTCAAACCGCTGTTTTCGATGATGGCTCTGAGCACAATTGGCACTACAGGACTCTCTGGACCCAAGGTTTTGAGTAGATTCATAAACTGCATCTGCTCATACTCACGGGCAATGATGCCTAGATTGCTAGAAGCGATGAAGTTGAAGTCCTTTGCAGGATAGTTCTCTGGATCAAACTGCATAAACCGATAAGCAGACTTCTTCACAAAGGGAATAAGGAACTGTTCTTGGAAGTTAACCAAGGTACGCTTATTCTTCTTGATGATGGCTGAGAGGCCAGCACTCATGCCAGCGCCGTCTGCCGTGGTGGGAGCAGGCATAGTCGAGCTATCTACTGTGCCAGTAGCCATCAGCATCATCCGCATGAACTCACCAGCGATTTGCAGGTTGCCAGGATCGGTATTGCCAAACTTAAATGGCTGGAGGATCTCAGCGGGGTTGCCGTTGGTCAGGATGGTCTTTCCTGGCCTTACTTCAAACTTGGCACCACGAGGCAGTCTTGTAGCATCGATGCCCATCATCGGCACTGTGGTCAGTGCTAGGCTGTCTAAGTGGGCACGGATCTGAGCATCAATAGCCTTTTGCATATTGTAGCCCTTCTCAGCGATGCCACGACCCCAGAAGCGGTTAGGCATAGAGTCATTCTGGAAGGCAACGATGGGACGGTCTTCCATCATGTAGGGCGACAACTCAGCCTTGAGCAGGTGCTGGTCATTGGCGATAACTACGATGCCCTCTACCAACTCTGTGTAGTCTGCTGCTTCGTTGCCAAACTCTTCTTGCTTCTTAGCAAACAGTTCAACAATCTCTTCGTCTGAGCCAGACTCGATAAGATACTTAGGAACCAAGCCATAGTAGCGAAGCAACAGTACCTTGTCTTGCTGGTACTCAACGTCTTCCTGTACCGGCTCAATGTCGCTGTCTACAGCGGCTTGACCGAGGTTATCAACCTTCTTATAAACACCAGACTCCATACCAGCAACGACAGAGTGTAGTGACACATACTCTTCTACCGCACAGCCCATCGCCTCTTCAATGCTGGTGGCAGTGGGGTCAATCAAGAAGTTCTTAGGATTGATGGCTTTGAGACCAACAACGAACTTAGGTACTTCCTCAACGCCGATGGCAGAGACACCCATCTCCACGATTGGGCGCATCGCTGGCCTTAGCACAGTCTTCTCTGCAATGGTAATCTCACCGATGCCGGTGCCATAGACAGCGCCTAAGAGGACAATGTCTGAGACTGACTTACGGACCTTCTGGTTCTTAAAGTCCTCATACATCTGGTTCTTGATCTGCTCTACATCTAACTTCTGCTGATCTTTTTGGTCATCAACGATGTCAAAGAACTTCTCGCCACGACCAAAGATAGCCTCTTCAATCTCAGCGGTGTGGGACTCGATTGCCTGCTGAAGGGCAGGGGTTACAAGCTGTGAACGCTCAGAGTCTCTTGTCTTGTCTTCACCAGACCAGATACCACGCCATAGACGCTCATACTCTTTCCAAGAGTCTAGATAGTTCTCATCTCTGTGGTTGCGCCACATAAGGCAACGAGATAAGACCCACTCAGTGATCTTAGCGTCTTTACCGTTGTATTCGTTTTCTTGCTCTTCCATGCTCTCTCCTAGTAGCCTGAAACGGCATCCATTGGTGTGTAATCGTCTTCCTCATAGTCTGAGGTGTACTCTGCAATCGCTATCTGGTCTATGTAACTCAAGGCATCAATCAAGTCATCGTGAACCTGGGCATTAGGGAAGTTCATCAGTTCATCGATGATCTCGCTATTCCAAGGACCTTCATTGAAGGTAATCTTTCCGTGCTCTAGTCTGCCTTGTAAAGACCAAGTGATTCTATCTGTCTTTTTCTTGTTTCCGTGTGTGAGGTCTTCAATGCGGAAGTAACTGTTATACTTACGCATAAGATCAGACAGATAAGGTAGAACGGCATTCTTTAGTGCGCCTCTTTCGATGCCAACACAAACAGGCTCATAATCTCTGACCACATCAAATATCTTCTGTGCGGTCTGCTTAATGTCCCACCGTCCAAACTCTATATCTGCAATCCACCAACCCTCAGCCGTTACCTTAACTATCGCTATCGCTGATTGGTCTAACCTTTTCTTCTTTGCTGTGGTGGCAGCGGCTACGTTCTCAAAGCCAGCTAGGTCTACGGCAACGAAATACCTACCGTCGGCAGGTTCGGTATCGTCTATCTTGATCCATTCTTCTTTAAAGATTCCACCACTCGCAGCTTCAAACGAAGCCATAAACTCAGTCCTGAAAGCAAAAGAGGACATAGACTTCTTTGCAGCTTCAATCTCTTTTGGGTCAAGTAATGGGTTATCGAAGCTAGTAAAGTGCCAACTCTTGTACTCTTTATCATCGTTCTTGTCCCCATAATTGTACAACTCATAGAAATGGTTGCGACCCATCGGGGTACCAATAAACAGAGACTTACCCTTTAAGTCTGCCAACGCAGGTCTGAGGATCTGCTCAAACACTGATGGCTTCATGTCTGCGTACTCATCGAGCACCACAAACTTTAGTGAGACACCTCGCATCGTCTCTGGCCTATCAGCGCCCTTTAGACTGATGACAGCACCATTGACTAACTTGATCTGCATATTGTTCACATGGCTGGACTCGATAACGGGGTTACCAAGTTCCAACAACGTGAGCCACATAATGTCTCTGGCTTGCCCCTGCGTTGGGGCTACATACCATACGTTGCCTCTGTCAGTCTGCAATGCCTCGACTATGAGCATCCATGCAGCTAACCTGGACTTACCAGTTCTGCGGCCTGCAGCGACCACCTTAAACCGGCTCTGGTCATTCCATACCTGTTGCTGCCAAGGTAATAACTTAATGTCCAGATTCATAATCTACGTCTTCTGCATCTATGGTCTGTTCAGCCTCTACCTTGGCATCGGTTACACCAGAGATGTTAATTGTGATACCAGCTTTGCTGGCAGCACCATGCTTTTCAAAATAAGACAAAGGCAACAATCTATCAGCACACATCTTCAACATCGCAGCCTGATCCTTGTCAGTAGGATCTAATGCCTTATTGATAATCGTCTGGATGATTGTGTCACCCTTGGTGGTAAGCAGCCTCGCATGAAATTCCCTTATGCGTGCAGCTTCGCCAGGAGGGCGGCCTAACACTGACCTCTTTTTCTTTGCTTCGATGGCAGACTTCTTCGGACGACCTGCGCCTCTTGGGTTCTTCTTTGGTAACACAGAGACCCCCTGTGTTGGTAAAGATGACGCATCCGTGGAAGAAGACACAAGAACAATATCTTGGTCTTTTGTTTCCAAGTTTCCTCCAATATAGGTCAGCACAGAAAACACAAAACCTAAGGTAAGTTGTTAATGTATGTTTTTTTTAAGGCACTACCTAGTAGTTTGTTGTTTCTGTGCTATCAATATAGAGCACTATAGCACATTTTTGTTCATTTGTCAAGTCCTTTATTGACTTTTCTGTTGTAGCGTCATTGTTGCCTGCTCAGGCCTTCGCAATGCACAGATTCCAGCACTGATTTCATAGACCTGTATTGGCTATGCAGGAAAACAGATAAGACATTGATTCTTATGCTCTTTTTCTTATAAGACAATAGTGTCTATTTTGCTCTTTTTTGTATCTGTGGTGGTTCAACAATATTATCATCACAGCTACTACCCCACCCCCCTATGTTGCAGTGCAGCATGGCACAGTCTTTGCTATGCAAGAATCATGCCAGGTCTATGTTGCAATGCAGCAAGTTAGTTAGTGCTTACTTGTGCAGGCTATGTTGCTATGCAGCAATGGTGCGGTGCAGTATATATGGCGATGTTGCACCAATTAAGGGCAACCCAGACCTGAGCTGCACCAAGGTAGTGCAAAGCCAGGATACCTGAGTAGATTTGTCAACATACGGGTTTTCCCTAGTATCTTGGGTGCAATTCTGTGCGTTATAGTAGAGTCTGAGTTAAACAAAAGGAGCAACAAAAATGAAATCAATACACTTCTCAGCACTGTTCTTCATAGGTACAATGTTGAATGGCTTTGGTGCTTTACTGTTCCACTTCACAGGCCACACAGTAGAAGGTTATTTACTCTCAGTCCTAATGCTAGTAACATTGACAATAGCAATCGCATCCCTAAACAACCCTATAGACTAAGAAAGGCAACACAATATGACTAACCCAACCTTTGAGCAGTTT